AAGATGCACGTCGTATAGTATACTGATAATCACAAATATGTTCAAACAACTTCAACAAATAAAACAAAGGTTTGCAAAATTTATCTCTTCTAATAATAGTATGTCATTGCCTAACCAATATTTGAAATATGGAAATAAAGGAATGGCATCAGACTGGTCAGATGTAATAATGTCAGACAAAGACTTATATACAGGGTACGGATACGCAGCTATTCGTAATCGAGCCAATTCAGTTGCTAGACTTGCCGGTGAACATATAACTACCACAGGAGAAAAAGACTTAATCCATCCATATCTCGATATCATCACCCAATCACCTACATTCACAGAATACTCATTCTGGCACGATATCTCAGTATATCTTGATCTTGAGGGTGTCTACTACCTGCTGGCAGTAAGAGCGAGCAATGGCGATAAGTTAGGTAACATACAAGAATTCAAGATGCTCAGTCCATACAATATACGCCGAGTGATGACAGCGGATACACTACAAGTTGCAGGATACATCGAAACGAAAAAAGGACTGATACGAGAAATTCCAAAGGAGATGATTATTGAAATGCGAGAGCTTAATCCATTTGATGAAGAAGCTCCCTATGCGATGACGGATGCCGCAAAAGAAAGTCAATTTACGCTCAAGACAGCAGGTGATTATATGCGTCACGCAATGAAGGGGAATATCAATGCGCCGGGTGTTTTATCAACCGATGTTATTTTACCGCAGGTAGACTTTGAAAACTTTGTCGCAAGAGTACGAAACCACACGAAGGGTGAGCCAATATTCTCAAATGGTGCAGGTGGAGTGACATATCAATCCATGACAAGTAGTCTTAAAGACAGTGCTTTGAATATCGTGTCTGAAATAAATCGAGATCAATTATTTGCAGTTGCAGGGGTATCAAAGACAATAATGGGTATCGAGCAATCAGGAACCACGCGCGAAACTGCACGGGTCCAAAAAGACTTGAATATGGAGTCGCAAATAATCCCGAGAGTACAGCTTATAGTTGACGCCCTAAATCAAGACTTTATAAACAATTCGCCGCAAGATAAAAAGCTGCTAATGATAATCAATAACCCACTTGGTACAGATTTTGACGCTAAAATAAAAGAGCAAGATCTGAAAGATAAAGAATTCCTTTTATATAAAAGCCTAATTGATAAAGGATACGATAAAAGCGTTGCTGCCCAATATGTAAAGGGTGAAATTGACATTGACATGTTAGGCGAGCCAAAGAACGAGCCTGTCGTGGTTGCAAAGGTAGAAAAGGTTGATGAGGTTGAAAAGGTAGAAGATAAAAAAGAACAATTACAGGTAAATAAATTGGAAAACGAAGAAAAAGGAATTATCCAACAACAGCAAGCATCGTTGCAAAACGCTATAGTCAATATAGAGGCTAGGATAACAGGCAACGTAATCGACAGAGTACGAAGAAAGATGAGTAAAACAGCGATACAGGATATCAGCAGTCAAGGTGAAGATCTAGACGAAAAGGACGTCATAACAAAAACAGAAAAAAAGGAACATGCTAATGAGCTACTTGCAGTACTAACTATTTTCTACGGGTTGGTTATGTCGCTACAAGGCGGGCAAAAAATGAGAGATAGAACCGGCGAAATGGCGATGGGTGGAACATTCGCAATCGATAAAGCAGTAAAGAAATATATAAAATTAACATCTGAGAAAGTCGCAACAGGTCACGTTGATACCATAGCCAAAGACCTATTCGAATTAGTCAGAAAAGATGCATTAGAGGGATTACCACTTGAAGATATCATCTCGAACATTACAACTAAATATAGTGGTGATATAACTGAGAATAGAGCCAAAGCAGTTGCGAGAACCGAGACAAATAGAGCCTTCACACGCAGTCAATACGAAGCAGATAAACAATTCATTGAGCAGAACAAACTCGAAGGCAGGGCTTTTAAAGAATGGGTAACGCGAAGCGATAATCCATGTCCCTTTTGTTCAGAGCTTGAAAGTAGGGGCAAGATACCATTTGACACTAATTTTGCAGATTTAGGCGATGTTATATCCGTTGACGGTAAAGATTTGAAAGTAGGATTTGAGGCTTTAGAGGCAGGGAACGCTCACACTAATTGTAGCTGTGAATACCGTCTTATTATTGAACCCGCCAAAAATGCTCTGACTATAGAATATAAAGATATTAAAAATCTGTTGTAATTTCATGAACATGTTATAATAATTATTATGGACTATCAAACTTTGAAAAAACTATCTCAAAATCCGCATTATAAACTTTCACCAAAACAGAGGGTTGCTCTTGACGGCTACGAAAGACCGAAAATAATACAATTCGGAGAGCCAGAAATAAATGATAATACATTTTCTCAACACGAGGTTAAGTTAAAAAAAATTAAAACAAAACGCTATGGATAAGAAAAATCAATACGGGATACAGATCGAAAAAAACGCATTTGAAAATAAAGGCGATGGACTCGTCAAATTTCCAAAGGGTTTAGTCATTACTGATGATAGTGAACAACGCAATGGGACAAAATACGATATTAAGTCAATGGACGTCTCAGAGTATAAAGGCAATCTTACAGCCAATCATTCAATGGATATCCAAAAGATAATTGGCAAAGTTAAAAACGTGGAAAAACAAATGCACAAGGTTACGGTCGGCGCCATTCAATTTGCCGTGAAGGAAAACGCACTCGCACTTTATGCATATAATATGTTGATCGGCGGATACTTGACAGACTTCTCAATCGAGACATTCGGACCATATCCCGATGAGGAAGGTAAATACTTCAATTCAAAACTTGTCGGATTGTCAGCCGTTGTTATAGGCAATAACAGAGGGGCAAGAATTAACGAGATCGAAAAGATAGCAATTAATTCTATGGAACAAGCTAAAAAAGAAGGCTTGAATACAGAAGGGCTTGAAAAAGAAATATGTTATAATAACTTGAACGATATTAAAAATTCAAAATCAAACGATATGAAATACGTAACTGTTAAGAACAGTCGAGATTTTTCGATTGTTGTTAAGTACAAAAATGCGGCAGGAGTCGAGGTCGAAAAAAACCTTGCGGCTGGCGAGACTGTGGATGTTTCTGAGGATCAGAAAGCTACAGTAGAAAACTTTATCAATTCAGCATCTGCTCCACAAGTAGATATTGCAGGTGCAATGCAAACTGCAATGGCTCCTTTAACTGAAAAGATCAAAGAACTTGAACAGAAAATCTTTGACAATTCGGCAAAAGAACCTGAATTCAAAAAGGATAAGAAAATCATAACAGCGAGTTATGAAGGAATGAACTACAAGCAGTTGCACGGAAAGCAAATCAATGCTGCATGGGAAATGCTAAAAGGTGGAAATATGGAAGCTGGACAAAAGCTGTCTGACATTAACAAATTTAACCTTGAAAAGTTGCAAGAAGCTGGAATTGTTGAAAATACAATCACCATTGCAGACATGGGTAACTTTGTCATCTCACCAGAACTTTTGAAAGATATTGAAGGTCACAGATCAGATTTCACATCGCTTATATCTCGTCTTGATTACCGTGAGACACTCAGCCTTCAAATGGCATGGCTTACAAGATCAGGAGATATTAACATGCAGGAAGTAGAGCATTGTGATGATGGAGCAGACGGCAATTTGAAACCTATCAGTGAATATACAGCAGGAATTCAAACGTCCAATCTTCACGAACTTGCAGCTGTCACTCCAGTATGTAATGCGGCAACAAGATTTCTTGCGGCAGACCTACTTGGTGATGTAGCAGCAGGATATCGCAACGACTACGATCGAAAAAGAGCACAGCTCTATATCGCAAGACTTCAACAGGCAGTCAATACAACTGGTAACACAGTGACGTACGCAACAACAACCGATACTGCTGCACTGAAATCATTTGTATCAACATGGTCTTCAATGACTGAGGAAATAATGAACGGCACGTTCATCTTCAATCAAAAGACATATGGCGAGCTTGTATCACGAATGGTCGGAGCTGGTATTAGCGGACCTCTTGCAGGAGTATTTACCACAGGAGATCAGCCGACATTACTAGGTAGACCTTATATCGTCGTACCTAACGAATTACTGCCTAACCTGAATACAGCAACAACCAAGACCTTTACAGTCGAGGGTGTAGCTGTCAGTATCAACAAAGCAGTATTTTACACAGACCTATCAACCTTTAGCGGTCGCACAAGTGGAGGGTTACAATATGACCTTTCAACAGAAGCGGCTTATGAAGTAGACACCGTCGTGAAATCAGCATTCCAAAGAAATGAATTAGTCCTTAGAGGTTCATTCTTTAGAGGTGGCGCGATTCGAGACACAGATAAGGTAGTAGCAATGGGAGCACCGGGAGTTTCTTAACTTTCTACCAAAAAGGCTGGGTAGGTGGCAACATCTATCCAGTCTTTTTTTTGGTATAATATTGATTATGGATATATCAACTTACGAGACACTAACAGGTAAGACAGTATCGGCATCGCAACAAACCTACTATACGGCCATGATTGCCAAGACAAAATCAATGCTTGAAAATATCTTGGGATATTCGCTTGACGCGCAAACAGTTGCAGCTACAAGACTTTTTGCTTTTTATCCCCATGACAAATATATTAAAATTGACCCATTTGAGACAATCACAAGTGTCAAGTTAGTTAACGATGCAGTCGATGAGTTTATTTTCACCACAGATGACTATCGTATTCATACAGCGCACGGCATCACAAAGGCGCTACAGCTTTGTAATTCTTGTTACGCTAACTTTTGTAGTTGTTACAATTGCGTTCAACTTCAAGTAGTAGCAGAATGGCAATGGAATAGCTTGCCAACAGACTTGCAGCTATTGTGGTCCGATATGATAACGTACTACACAGACAATTCGTCAAATATAAAGTCACAAACACTTGGGACCCATTCTTACACCAAATTTGACATGCAAGCTGCACAGCAGAAGTCGGAAAACCAGATAATCATTGGCAAATATCAAGGTGGTAATGGGATGGGTATAATTATTCAAACAATATGATTTTATCTTATCAGGACAATGCAACTTTTTATAAAGTCACCTCATCAGGGTACGGAAATACAAAGGTAGTTGAAGAAGTGGATGATATACCCGTTATATTCCTACAAGGAACAGGATTTATACGGAGTAACAATCAGGAGCAGATAGACTCAGACGCTATATGCTATCCCGATCCAACTCATAGCTTTGTTATCAGCAATCACATGAGGCTTGAAGGGATGTACATATTAGCTCCATTATTTAGTGTTGACAGCGAGGACGGATGGTATAAAGTGACAAAATGTATTATTAACAGAGATCATCTTTTAGGAAATGAGATAGATAATATTCAATTACTGCTTAAAAAAACGACACGATTACCTAACGTAAGCTAGTATGAAAGTAACCATAACAGACAACACGCCACAAATAGGCGAAATGCTAAAACAAAAAGCAAGTATATTTTTGCGAGTAACGGCTGATGCCATTGTCAATCTATCAACGCCAAATACACCAAAAAAAACAGGAAGGTTGAGAATGGATATAGTGAAGTCAGTACTAGGATTGAACGGAAAGGTAGTATGGGGTAAAAACTATGCGGCAAAAATGGAAGAGGTACAATTCAAAAACTATACTACGTCCGGTACGGGTCCAGACTTTGCCAAGAATGCAGTAAATGAAGTGGCAGGGAAAACCAGTGGTATTGCTAAAGTTTCAGGACTTATATGAATATAACACGAGATTTTGTAACATGGATGGAGAGTAAGAGCTTAGCGACTTTCGGCACAACTGTCTATATTGGGTCAGTTCCACAAGATGCTCCTGATACGTGTTGGTGGGTGCTATCGTCAGGTGGGAATACGCTATCAAAAAACAATACAGGCGAGAAGCAAAAGAACTATATAATAAGCGTATTTTATAGATCTATAGACGCAGAAAATGTATATGACACCCTTCAGTCTTTCGAAGAGTTAGTCAACGCAAAAGATTGTGTTGTCTTTACAAATTATGATATACTAGAACTACAAGCGACAGTTTACCCGACAGATCAAGATATTGATAATGAAGAGCGGACTGTAGGACTTGTTCAAATTTTATTAACAGTTTATACAAACTAATATGGCAATCGTACGAGGTCCCTTTGATATAAAATGGGGAGATAATGTTATTTCAGATGTTGAAGAGTTAAACGTTGAACATTCAATTGATAGTGAAGAGTTTGAAACAATACAGGGCAAGTCCATCGAACTTGATGGAGTTTATAAAGTATCAGCAACACTAACTTTGTTAGCATCTGATATTCCTGCTCTTGCGGTCCTTCTTCCGCAATATTTTGCAGCAAACGGTAGCGTTCTATCAACCGGAGAGACTGTCAATAATGCAAATGGAGCTATTGATATTAAGGCGGCAAGTTGTGATGAAAGTATCGTGTACAACAACCTTGATATTATATCTTGTGGCAATCCTTCAAATGTTCTAAGGATCGTAAACGCAAGAACAAAAATAGAGGGCATCGAAATTGATAACAAAATCCAAAAAGTCATGATTAAATTTGTCGGTGCAAGTGCAACCGATGAGGCAACAATGCAACTTTTTATTCAGGGAACAATTAACGTTGTATCATAACCTATGGCACATCCTATACACAATCTTGATATCGATGTTGCGGAGTATTTTGAATTCATTATCAAAGGTCATAGTTATCGCTTTCGGCACTTGAATACAGAAGAAGTGGAGGCAATGAAAAGCTTTGAAAGTGATGAGGAAAAGACAAAGGACTATCTTTTTAATTTTATTTCAAAAGTAAATGACGATGCTCCAGACTTTAAAGAGGTGGCAAAGAAAATGATTACTCCGCAATGGGTTAAATTTAGAGAAATGATCAAGGCGGAGTTTTCAAGCTAATGGCAATAGTAAAAGCTCAAAAAATACCACAAAAACAAATATCTAGCACCGATATAGTTGCTAGATTTTGTTATTTCTTCCCTCAATATACTTACCTTGAAGCTAAAAAACTTCCTTACAAACGTATAGTACAATTACTCAAAGTCGCACGACAAGAGCAAGCAAGAGAATGGTATAATCTAACTAGGATAACAGCAACAGCTAACTCATCGAAGAAGGGAGCTGTTAACGATTTACTATCTGAATTTAAAAACATTATAGAAGAATAATCATGGCAACTGTATCAGGAGGTTCAATAGTCTGGGACTTGGATGTCGACTCATCAGGATTAGATCGAGGTCTCAATGATGCCAAAAGCAAGATAAAAAATGCGACAAATCAAACAAGTAAAAATACAGAAAAGTCATTTTTCGATCTTGGTGGGTCTGTCACTTCTGTTTTTTCTAATATCACCTCAACCGTTGGAACAGGTCTTACACAGATAGGAGAACTTGCTGTTTCAAAAATAGGAATTCTTGGAGGTGGTGGACTTCTGGCACTTGCAGGACACGCTGCATTTTCAGCATCACGAGTTGATGAATTGACACTAGCTCTACATGCCATTGGGGAGGCTAATAATATCGCTTCAAAAGAAACAGATGGTGCAGTTGATTCTTTAAGAAATAATAACATCTCATATCAAGACGCACTACAAATAACTTCAAGGTTCATTCAAAGTGAACTCAAATTAACCGATGCGATAAAACTGTCAACAGTCGCCAAAGACCTTGCTGTTGTTGCAGGGATGGGTTCGTCTGAGGCAACTAATGTCCTTACTGAAGCCATATCGGGACAATCTCCGATCCTGTTGAGGCAGTTTGGTATAGTTACCACGCTTGACAAGGTGTATGAAGATTATGCAAAAACTATTCAGGGTAGTTCTTCTGTCACCTCAAAAAGTTTGACAGAGGCACAAAAAAAACAAGCACTACTTAATGTAATATTGCAAGCTGGACAAAAGGTAACAGGCACATACGAAGCTGCTATGGAGTCGTCAGGTAAGCAATTCCGATCATTCACTTCTCGTATCTTGCCAGATTTCACTGTTCAAATAGGGCGAGCTTTTGAACCGTCGCTACTTATCATTGTGAATGCTCTTAGCGATTCAGTAAAAGATATGAGTAAGTGGTTTACCGATAATAAAGATAAAGTTGCAGAGCTTGGAAAAACTATAGCGGAAGTCGTGAAATCAGGAATAGATGGATTTATTAAATTTGTAAAATTTCTCATAGATAATAAAGAAATTGTGGAGGGAGTTTTTATAGCCATCGGGCTGGGTATAGGTGCATTTGCGGCAGCTCTCGTAATTGCCAATGCTCCGATGATTATAGTAGTTGCAACCATAGTTGCAATTAAAGTTGCAATTGAAAAATTACCATTACCCATTCTTCTTGGACTCGCTACTGCTATAGGAATAGTGGGAATAGCCATTTTAATAAGTCTTGTCCCTGCTTTTGTAGCATGGGCGGGAGCGGCAATAGGCGCATCGGTTGCCACAATTGTCGCCTTTGCGCCATTAATTATCGTTGCGGTAATAATAGGGATTATCGTAGCGGCGATAGTGTTCTTTGTCTTAGCAGTGAAAAACAATTGGGATTCTATAAAAATAATGACATCACAGCTTAGAGAAAGGGTTGTCTCTAATTTTCAATGGCTGTTAGATGAAATATCAAAGATTCCCGGAAAAATATCTAGTGCATTATCTAATCTTGGAACCGCCCTATCTAGACCTTTTCAAGATGCTTGGAATAACATCAGAAGAATAGCAGAAGACATAAAAAATGCTCTTCAAAAAATCAATCCATTTCACAGAAATTCACCATCTCTTGTTGATAATGTTGTAAAAGGCGTGGGAATAATACAAGATCAATATTCAAATCTCCGCAATATTGAACTCCCATCTATATCTTCTTTTCCATCCATTCAGTTTGAGGATGTTGGAGATCGTACTTTCTCTGGTGCAAGCTCAAGTGGAACGACAAATAGCAGTCAACAAATAACGGTCAATATTGGCGAGGTAAAAGACACGCAGGATATAAACAAATTAGCAAGAGAAATAGGATTCAGATTATCAGTAGTATAAATATATGAACACTTTCAGCATTACAAATGGAGCAAATACATATACATTCACAGATATAGGATCGCTCGTTGGATTTGAGTATCCTGATACAAGGATATCCATTGAAGACGTGGCAGGTGATCAATCATCCGTTTACGTGAACGGCAAGGCAGGCAATCGACCTCTATCGTGGCAGGCTGTCATACATACAAAAGAGAATAGGCGTGATCTTGGAAAAGTTGCGCGCCCGGGAATTCTCAAAACACTGAAATTCACAACGTGTGATGAGGTAGGAGCTCTCCCCGCTCTTAGTCTACAAGCAGAGATAGAAATAAATAAAATCGTTATGCCGTATAGAAATGGTAGAAGTGTTGCTCTCATTGAGGCTATCGCTCCAGACTGGCGCTTTTATTCTCAAACACTACACGCCGAAACAATAACAACAAATGGTGATGATACAGTTGCCAATGCTGGGAATGAGGTGTCTGATCCTATATTCACAATAACAGGTCCAGCTACTACTATAACGATAACAAATCTATCAACAGGGCAGTCTTTTGTTATCTCATCTATATTAGCCCTTGGAGTTGTCGTTGTGGATACACACAGTAGAACAGTAACTCTCGACGGCGTAAGTACCTTTTCAATTTTCACCGGTGACTTTTTCAAATTACTTGCAGGTGATAATATAATAGAGTTTTTAGTTACATCAGGTTCAACAGGAGCAACAGCGCTTGAAGTGTCATATAGAGATGCTTATATATCAATTTAATTTAATTTTATGATTTTTTCATGGTATCTACAAGGCGGATCTGATACAGAGATAGCCGCAAGTGATATTCTACAATTTGCAGGATTAGCAGGATTTTCATCACGTATCACTGTTGAAGAATATAATGACACAACGCACGTTAAAACCTCAGTAGGGGCAAACAAATCGAGCGCCAATACTCCAAAGAATAACAAGTTTATATCTCAAGCAGGCGGTGCGGGCGCAAAGTCACAAGTTGATGTCGGGGCGGGAACGGTCAATCTTGATACAGTTGCAGAAGGTAGCGCGGTCCTAAAAATCAACCTATCAGATGTGGGAAGCTTTGAGGTTGAGAGCGCTGTATTTTATACATACGATGGAGTAACTGCCGCCACGCAACCAGTCGGGCTTGACATACGAGCTGGAGAGGTAACGAATGCAAACTTTACACAGGCGGAAGGTAGCGGTAGTCCACTTCTTCTTATCGACAAAACTACTCCCGCAATGTCGCAGGATTATTTTATTGTTTTATCAGTTTCACCTATTAGCGCAGGATTGCTACCTATGACAATGCGTATCGAGGGTGTAGCTTTCTAATATGATATTTCCAACAGAACTACCACAACATTATCTTTTCAAAGGCGAGAAACCATCGAGTATAAAGAAATTCAAGGCTTTCTATACAGAGCAAAAAGACAGCAAAGTCTACAGTGTCACAGAACTCAAATACGCAAAGACTACAATTCAAATCTGGCAAGATAAGAATAATTATTGGTTACAAATAACATAATATGTTTGGCGGTTCACCTTTTGGCGGATCCCCATTTGGTGGGGTTGTCGTTATAACAATAGTCGTTCAATCAGATACACGGGCAGGTGAAGCTCGTGGTGAATTAATATTTGCCGACGATCGAGAAGGTCAAGCAAGCGGAACTTTTTTAACGCCTCGTCCGCTTAATTATCAGATAATAATAAAAGATCGTGCAGGAAACGCACTTGGACAGCTTACTAATTATAGAAAAGTAACTTTCGGCAAACGTTTGAATAATTACGGTTCAGCTTCTTTTGACATTATGGTCAATGATTCAAAAGCTCCCCTGTTCATAGATCCTCGCATCAATACAATTGAGATATGGAGAGAGATAGGTTTTGATAAAGTTTTAGTTTGGTCAGGAGAACAGGCGCTGTCTAACGGTCAACTTAACGCAAGTAAAAATAACTGGGCAGAGATATTCTGTTTTGACTGGTTTGAGCAACTGAGACATCGATACACAGGGGCAGAAAGAATATTTGCAGACATTGATGCAGGGACAATGGCGAGGACGATGATAGACGAAACAAACACAGACGATGCTACAGGCATTACCATAGGGACAATCAGCCCCACAAAAAACCGAGACAGAACATACTCAAATCAAAATATCATGGAGGCGATTATCAATCTTGCAAATATCGCTTCGGGGTTTGATTTCGAGGTTACAAATAACAAAGTATTTAATGTTTCAAGTATTATCGGGACAGACAAGACAAATAGCGTACGGCTTGAGTATGGGCATAATATCAAGAATGTCAATATTGTTCAAGATTTTACAACACCTATAAATAGAGCGATTGTACTGGGTGAGCCAACGGATGCAACGACCTTGCAGCGAATAGATATTGACGATGCAGGACTACAGGCAACCTATGGACTACGAGAGGGCAGACTGCAAGAAATGGATGTATCAGAGGTTGCAACGCTAACCGATAAAGGAACAGCTGCCATCAATAAATACGGTACACCATTGACCAAAGTTGACTTCGACCTTGTATCAAATATCACTCCTACTATTACAGATTTTGGAATCGGCGATGGAATTCGTCTTATTGTGAAAGACGGCATGTATAATATAGATAGTGAGTTTAGAGTTTTTGAGTGGGAGATGACATTCGACAAGGATAATCAAGAAAGTCTATCTCTAACGCTTGGTAATTTTATTTTAACCTAATATGGCAGATTTAAACGTAATCGAAAAAGCTAACTTGTTTCGTGATGTTGCAAGGATCATCGAGCGTATCAATGTAATTGAAAGAAAATTAAGTGGTGATCAAATTGACAGCGTAAGAATTAAAGATGCAGCAATTACGAATGC